AATTGTTTAAAAAATCAAAAATACTATACAAAGAGTATTCTTCGAATTGTCTTTTAATAAAAAAGTTAATGTGTGATGATAAAATTGAATTAACCCCATCACAAAAAAAACTTATAGCATTAACCGATGACTTTGATTCAAATACTATCAGTTTTAAAGAATCTTATGATTTAAATATTCTGTTTTGGATGGAATATAAAGACAATTTTCCCAAATTTATTGAGGATTATAAAAATGGTTACAAAGAACCATCTCCGGAACAGAAAAAAAAGATAGATATAGCAAAAGCTTTAGCAAATAAAGAAGCATCAAACGTTCAAATATACAAGGGAACTCTTAATATAAAAGGAATCACAAAAACCACTATAGGAATACAGGTAAATTATTTCAATTCCCTAATGTTGGATGCTGTTATGAAAAAATATGATTCCGATTTATACTTTTTCATAAATACAAAATCAAATAAAGTAAATATAAGACAAAAAAAATCAGATAGTTGTATAGATCTACAAAAATTTTGTGAGAAATTTTGTGATGGTGGTGGAAATACATATTCTGCATCTGGAACATTGACACCTTTGTTTATGGAATTGACAAAAAATTTAAAACCATTATGATAATAACATCATCTCAACAACTAGAAGAAAGATCAAACCCTTCCGATGCATTAAATCTTGAAGAATTTGAAGATATAACATTAAAATTTGGATCATTTGTTTGCATTTCGAAAGGAAAAAAATTAAATTACTTGAATCTTTTAAAATTTTTAGTTGATGATGCAAAAACACAAAATATATATTTCCATCTATTAAATGAAGACAATTTACAAACTATAATAACCGCATATTTAAAATCAACACCAAACGTATACAAAAAAATATTCAGATCAAAATTAAATCCAAAAAATAAAAAAACTTGAACGATTTACAAAAAAATATATACAACTGCTATTTAAAAAATTCTAGATATGGTAAACCTTTTCAACCAAGAAAAGATTTTTCTGACATTTCAGAGGAAATTGTAATATATCTAAAAAAACTGGAATTGTTTTTTCAAAAATATTCTCATATTAGAATAGAAGAATATTTCGAAGCACCAAATATACTTCACCCCGACGAAAAATACCCAACTCTACAGTATTTTTTTACTAGATGTGCTATAAAAACATACAAAACATATAAAGATTTAAAAGAAGACGAAAATCCGGAAAATCAAATTGATAAAATCAAGGAAAGTATTCTTTTTATTGGAAAATTTTGTTTAGAACACAATTTGGAATTAAAAAAATATATAAATCATAGAAATGGTTACATGTATTCTTGGATAAACCATTATAGGGAAAATAAAGTGAATCCATATTCACTGATGGAACTTGGAAACTTTGAAAAAGTACTTTTTTCTTTGTTGGAAGAAGAACAAGATATATATGCCAGCAATTTGGTGGAAAAGATTGAATCTTTTAAAGTTAGATATCACAATTCACAAAAAACAAAAAAGTTAGTAAAAGAAGCTACAAAAAAAATTGAAAATTTCGTAAAAGAAAACTTGCAAAACAAAATACACAGTGCTAATATTAAAACCGTATGAGTAAATACACAACATCACTATTCGAGTCTATCAAAGACGCGATCAACAAAAATAATAACACAACATCAGAAAGTTCCTTCAAGGATTTTATGAAGTTGGAAATCGACAAGACTTACATTGTAAGACTTGTTCCACTAGTAACCAATCCAGAAAGGACTTTCTTCCATTATTACAGTCATACATGGAAGAGTGTTGCCAGTAACAATATCGTATCGGTATTGTGTCCGAATACCTATGGAGAAAAATGCCCAATTGACGAATATCGTTCAAAGGTTTATTCTTCAAAGAATGATTCCGAGATAGAGCACATTCGACCAATCAAGAGGAACGAAAACTGGCTCGTCAATGTGTTGGTAATTAAAGATCCAACCAATCCAGAGAATCAAGGTAAGGTAAAGATTCTTCGCTATGGAAAGCAATTGGCCAAGATTATCGATTCGGCTATCACCGGAGACGATGCTGATGAATTTGGAGCAAAGGTTTTTGATCTTTCCGATAAAGGATGCAGTCTCAAGATCAAGGTAGAAAAGAATGAAGGTGGATATGCAACATATGTTGGTTCCAAGTTCATGTCACCATCTAAGGTTGAAGGTATTGATGATTTAGATGAGGTATACAACTCTGCTAACGATCTAGATTCTATTTTTGATCATAAGTCTTATGATGATATCAAGAAACTCTTGAATACTCATTTCTTGGGTCAATCAGAAGAAATTAAAAATACCGAAACGGTAACAGAAGAAGAAAACTTTGACAGCTATGCTGAAATTGTTTCAACTGCTGGAAAAACATCTTCTTCATCTGAAGAATCTGATGAAGATAAGAAAATGCAGGAGATTTTGAACGATCTATAATATGGATTCCAAAGAAGATGCACTAGAAGCTGCTAAATTAGCAAAAGCTATTAGTTCACAATTGGGATTAATTGATAAATTATCAGTAGATAGACCGGAAAGACCAGCTAATCAGATAGATATTAATAGTTTTATCTCAAGAGTTGTAAATCCTTCTCGTCAAATGAATAATAGTTCCTCTGGATATGTTCCAGAGGAACTAGTTCAGTCTCTAGTTCCAGAACCTAAATACACTTTTGAGCAACCTTTTCAAAATACTAATCAAGTACAACAGAATAATAATCAAATTCAAGAAAATCAAATTCCTTTGATTATTCCTAATACAAAAAAGCAAAATATTGTAAAAAATCAAATATCAGAACCTACCAATTTGAATATAGACGATAAAACTATTAAAAAAATTGTAAATTCACTAGAAAGAATTGCTAAAAGTTATGAGAAATATGTTGATTGTTACGTTGAATGTAATACAATCAAAAAAGAAAACAATATTTTAAATGGATAACAATATTTTACCAGTACCTAAAACAATATTAGAAAAAATACTCAAGCCTGTTAGTAAATTAACCGAGAGTTGTATATTAAAAATCTGTAAAGATGATTTATATACAGTTTGTACCCCCTCTGATAATTCTTTGATACTATATGCAAAGACAAAACTGCCATTTGAGGTTGAAGATTCGAAATTGAATATTATTAACATCAAAAAGTTTCTAACAGGACTTGATTGTTTGGGTGACGATGGTGAATTTTCCCTAGTTCTAAATTCTAATAATATAGAATGTAGAAGTAAGGATGTTAATACAGGAGATAATACATATTTTAAATACCATCTAATGGATGATGGTATTATAAAAGAATCTACCGTAAATGTTCAAAAAATTTCTAGGTTAAATTTCGATACAGAGTTTGAAATAAAACTAGAAAAGGTTAAAAAAATTGTAAGCGCATATTCCTTTGTTGATGTTACAAAAATTTATTTTTTCACCGAAAATGGTAAGATAAATTGCGAGATCAATGACAGAACAATGCAAAATGTAGATAATATGTCTATGGTTTTATCTGAAAATGTTATTGGAGAAGAAATTGTTCGTCCAATACCTGTTAATATCGAGGTTTTTAAAAATTTAATATCCAGTAAAACAAATATAAAGGTGAAATTGAATAACGAATATAAGGTATTTGTATTTCAAACACAAGAAGATGAAAATGTGGAGTTGAAATATATTGTTTCTGCACTTGTCAAATAAGATATACTAGGTAAGTTTTTATATATGGCTAATAATAAAATAACAACCATGAGTTACTTTATCAAAAGATTGCGAGATAGTGGATATATCGCTGATAAGGTTTTCAATGAATATTCGAAAAATGATCCTAGATGTTGGACAGCTGTAGTTGACCCAAAAGGAGCAACTATAATGATAACATATTTCAATAATCACAATTATTTGGGTGAAGAGTATTTTAGTATTAGCGATGGTGGTCAGTTTTTTCCAGAAAACTTCAAACTACAAACAAGTTCTATTGAAGTTGTGATCGAATATTTGGTGAAATTTGGAATCAATAACAAGTCTGAAACATATAACGACTAATATGGCCATTCCAAAAAAAAGAACCAGAGCAAAGAAAACAATTACCGAAAGTTTATCTGGTACTAATGATGAATTAGTAATGAAACAAGTAGCCGAAAAAATTTTTGGTGAGATAAACAATAAAGAACTTGAAAAAAGTTTAGATAGATGGCTAAAAGAAAATGGCAATAGAAATGCAATAGCATTAAGGGATTTGGATTTATTGAAATCCATAATCACCGAGTATTTAGATACCTTTATCGTATTTGGTTATAATGTTGATGGTGAAAGAATCATTCTTCAACATTATACAACCGCAAGAGATAGGGATGCCATTATGGAATTTCTAAAAACAATTTTTATTAAACAACAACAAGATAATTTTCTAGATTAAAGATATGGCAGAATATAAAAATCCAAATTATAATTCAAAATATTTTCCTCCTCATGTCAATTCTATTGAGGAATTACAATCATTTGTAAAATCAATTAGTGCAGATAAACCACTAGGTAATTTTGATGCTATTCCATATCTTTGTTCTTTAGTAAGAAGATCAGATTCGGATGATGATGTTATATATAGTGGTGATGGATTTGATTATGATAATCATTTAAGTTCATACTACAAACAATTGACAGCAATTGGAGATGGTAGGGTGAATTTTTATGAAGTTTGGCAGTATATAGAAAAAAATATTATACCGAGAGCAAAAGCACAAACTGAAGTTTTACAAACTGGTGGTTGCACAATAATAGATGATTATTTATGCGATACGGTTACTGGACAAAAAATCAAACAATTTAAAAATACATGTAATGTTTCATTATCAGAACCTATAACATATGATGAAATATCTAATACTGTTAATACAATAATAAAAGTTAAAAGAGAATTACATGCGGATTCATTTATTGAATATTTAAAAACTAATTATATCGATAAAGGTTGGTCTGTTAAATTGGTTTACTATTCAAAATTATTTATATTTTATGTAGAATTATCAAAAAAACAATTGATTGAAGGTTCCGAAACACAATATGAAAATTTATATGAGGTTATAAAATACTATTCGGACGTCAAAGAATATATATCAGAAAAATTAAAAGTAAGTTTGACTGTTATCAATTCTAATCTTTTAGAGTTTGGTAGTGATGCAGAAGCATTTGAGAGAAGTAAAAAATTAATTTCTAATTTTTCTGATGGAAAAATGCCAGACTATTCTAATGGAGAAATTCCAGAATATTATGATGGAATTTTATCCGAATATAAAATTTAACAGTCTTTCTTGGTTGTATCTCCATCAGAATCTGTAATATTAGTATCAGATGGACAATCAAACCCTAGACTTATATTAACTGAATTTTTCGGTGTTATGTCTCCATTTTCATCGTAATTAAAATTTCCAGATAATGGAGTGGTGTTTACAAAATCATATATGCCATAGGCATCATCTCCGTTTATACCATAACGTGCGTTTCTATTTCTTCTTGCTTTGGAAGCTCTGCTATTTGGATCGTCAAATACATTATAACCACCACCTCCACCACAAGCTCCACCAAGTCCTCTGGGACCCGGTACTGGACCCATTGCAGTTGAACTAGCAGGAGTTGGTATATTACTAGCATCTGTTCTAGCACCACCCCAATCTTCAGGTGTTCTATAATAATCTCCTTTTATAGCTTCGTGTTCGTGTTGATGTGGGCATGGAGTTACGCTATGATTATGTTTAAAATTCCATATATAACCACTACAAGCACCTCCACCTACACCAACACATGCACCAGCAAATATACCAGTAGGTGCTGGCCATTCCAACATAGAAGTGTTTAAAACATTATTAAATTGTTCTAAAGCAGTTTTATAAATGTTTTGAGCTTGTAAAAACCAACCAGGATTTATCCAACAATTTACTGCCTGAACAGTTTGATCCGCAACATCCGTAGCTTGACATGCACCCAACCAATTAGCACCATTTACAACAGTTTTACTTGAACTACTTTCGCCAGTTTGCATTCTCATCGATCGTGCTATTATATGACTTGCACAAAGATTACCATTAACCGAAAGACCACCAATTACTGTTGCATTACCATCAACATTTAATGCGCCATGAACTCTAGTGTGATTTGATTTTATTGCAACACCACCGCTTCCGCTTCTGTCATCGGCATCAATCTTTACAACTTTTCCTTTTATAGTGGTTTGATTTGCGGATGTTACAACCATTTCTCCTTCGGTAGCTGCCAATAACACAGAACCACATGCAATATGTGCATGACCACTTGATAATATATCTAAACCACAATTTCCAGTTTTTAATAATAATTTACTGTTTACATTAACCGTTAAAAACCCTTTACCCGGATACGGAGCAACGAATATTTTATTTTTTATATCACCTTCACCTGAAGGAACGCTTAACTGTGGAGAATTTTTACTTTTTTTATACCTAATTGATATATTTTTAAATGTGCCATCCTCAATATATGAAGATTCTTTGTTAGAAGTAGGAGGACCAAAATTAATAGCAGTATCTCCTGCAAAATTCAGAACACTATCGGATTTACTAAATTTATCTTCTAATTTTGTTATTTTATCTGCATTTTCTTCTAAAATTTTTTGTGCTGCTTTATTACCAGCATCTATTTTAGAAGAAGATGATTCAATCATTCCGTTTTTGCAACCTTTTGAGCCACATGTTCCTCCCAATTCTCCTTTTGTGTCGGTTATACTGAGTATAGGAGCATAGAAAAAATTTAATACTTCAAAAAGAGTATCTACAGCATTGCTTTGGTATGCCCATTTAAAATATTTGTTTACCGTATCTCTTAATCTTATTACAAATCCTTCTTTTTTATTAACCAAACTTTGTTGAGCACATATTTCACATGGACACATAACTCCTTTAGTAGATTTCATCGCATCCTTTTGAGCTTTGAGTGCCTTATCCATTATATCGGTCAATTGTTGCTGTGCTTTTACTATTTCATCGTTAATTCTTCCTTTTTTATCTATGACATCACCCTTGATATCATAAATTAAATTATTTTCAGATTTAAATGTAATATCTCCTTTTGATTCCACATCAAATTTAGTACTTTTGAAAAATACATTTGCCGTAAAAAAAGCAATAGCATATTTAAAAAAAGTGATAGCATTACTTCCATTCGTAATTGTTGCAGTACTTTTATCAACAGGAAATGGAAATTTGTTTTTCATTTCATGAATCAAATTAGATACAATTGCAAATGGACCAAAATTCATATTATGTTTTTCGGTTCTAGTATCTCCATTCATACTATTTGTGCTTTTACTTTTAATTTTTTTATCCATATATTATATTAATTAAAAAAGTCTGAAGGAATGGGAACATTAAATGTTTTATTATTGTTCGGAGATTCATATGGGGCAATATAATCACGATCATTTGGTTTTGGATCATTAATTATAACCGATTTTGATAATAAACTAGAACTATAATTACCGTTTAAATAATTTACAGAATAAACCAATCCTGTTGTATTATCTCTAAAAACATAAGGATCTTTAGTATCTTGTGTAAAAGTACTTTTATTTCCATATAAGGTATCACCTACTTTTTCTGTAATAATTTTATCTAACCAGTCTTGTGCTTCTATTTGATTATCGGTTAAATTTTCATCTGGTAATTGTTCATCTGGTAATTGTTCATCTGGTAATTGTTCATCTGGTAATGGTAGATTTAAATTATCTTGATTGCGATTATTATCAACCTTAACATTATTGTGTGCATATGTTTCATTTGGTGGTAAACTATATGCAAAAAATACTGGGTTTTGTATATCTCCACCATAAAAAAATAACCATACTCTTGAAAGTATTTTTGT